CGATGTCAGTTGTGCTGTCGTGAACGAAAACTTTATGCACATCATACTCAGAGCAATCAGATCCTTCTGCTAGATTGTAGTTACCGATTACATTAAATTTCACGTCTTTGTATGTTATTTTATCCATAAAATTAATACTTGATATGCACGTTAGAAATTGAACCGCTAGCAATAGTAATCACCACTTTTTTAGCCTGTTCTTCTGTTATTCCGCAATGCGCGACTAAGGAATTAAGCGCGGCATTGTTTACCGTCTTTCTATGCTCTATATTTGCCTTTCTATCGTCTTCTTTCTTCTTATCAGCATCTAATTGAGCTTGTAAACGCTTAGCAATTTCTGCAACACGTAAACGCTCCTGCTCAATAGCATCATCAGCTATGCGCTGATCTCGCTCTGCCTGCAATAATTCTTCTGCAATTCTGTTTTGCTCTTTCTCAATATCGAATTGATCGTTATCAATCAATGCTTGAACGTGGTCAACCTTGACGCGCTCAATCATTTCTAATCGCTCTTTCTCTGCTAGTCGTTCAGATTCTTTCAGATCTTCTTCGCACTGCCATTCGGTAACTGGCAGCATAATTTCTGCATGCAATTCAGTTAAAAACTTAATACACTTACGACCTGTAGCATCGACGATTGCAGGAAGCTTTTTAATTTCATCTGCAATTTCTTTGCGGTGTACTTTTAAAATCTTGTTGTGTTCAAGTGTTTTATCCGCCCATTCTGTTAGCTCTTTTCTACCTTGAGCGGTTGAAATATTAGGAACATATGAACGTGCCACAAAAGCGATCGCATCAAGGATAGGATCAATCTTCCCTTCTTCGGTGAAATATGACTTAATCTCCTCCTTGTCAATTTTTATCAATTCACCGTGTTGATCAATGACTTCGATCACGCTATTTTTTTCTACTGTTGATACTTTCATTTGTACTTCTCCTTAATATGTCACGTTAAAATATTTACTACCCTTTGGCCTTCTTACCACAACTTCAGGCAATCTAACCAACTCATGCTGCCTATCTACTATTTCATCAATAGAGCACGTCATTAAATGCTGTGCTTGGCACTTCTTCAAAAAGTATAAAATACGATTTTCAGACAAAAACTGCGCCACCGGTAGGACGCTTTCTCCTTCGTCCATCATCCAATCAATACGCAGAGTAGACCGGCCTTGCTTCTCATGTTTCCGTAGACGCATTGCCACCACAGGAAGCTCGCGCGGTGTTGTGGTATCAATGGCGGCTTTACGCTCTAACTTGTCGTTAGGATCGATTAATTCAGCGCCGCAGTCTTTGCAGTGACGCGCTGATAGGCTGTTGATTGATTCACACGCATCGCACGTTTTAGACAGGAATCTATATTCGCACCGCGTGCCGTCATTTACTACACCATGACAACGCTGTGCCATGAGTGAATTTTCTGCGTTACACTCTGGACATAATTGCACATCACCTTGCTTATCTTTGCGCTCTTTTAAGTCGAGTAGACCAGAAATTACTAGATCATCGGATAAAGCGAAACGCTCTAGGTTTTCACCAAAATCTAAAACGAGACAATCCATTTTTCCATCATAAAAATCAGATAGTCGATTAGTTTGGCCATATGACTTTACCCAGCTAGGCGCGTACAAACGACAGCCACGCCCCAGCATTTGTATCACTAAACCTACCGACTCAGAAGCACGTAACAGCGCCACGCAATCAATAATAGGGATATCCGTACCTGTGGTTAGTGTGCCGAAGTTAATGATGTATCTATGCTTTCCATCGCGTGCCTCTTGCAATAATCTAGCCCGTTCTTTCTTTCCTGTTTTCCCTGTTATCAGGATTGAAGATTCATAATCTGGCAGGTATGACTGTATCTCTTCAGCGTGCTTGATAGACGATGCAAATATGATGCAACACTTACGATTTTGCAATTCAACAATCCCTACCAGATCAGCTATAATCTGGCGCGTAAGGCGCTCATCGTCTAGCGTGAGTGCATCCACTTCTGATTGCTTAAACTTACCCTTAGAATCTGTTTTTAGTGCCAGCAAACTGTATGTTGAATCTGATACGCCAATACTATAAGGAACAGTCCAACCTTGCGAAGATAGTTGCTCGCTGGTAATTGAATAACAAACACTTTTAAAGGTAGATCCAGCAGAAACAAGCTTTGTTTTAAAGCGCACTGGTGTCGCGGTAAGCCCTAAAATGCGAATGTTTTTATTGATTGATCTAAAGTGTGCTAGTAGTTTTTGGGTGGATGATTCAGGGTTTTCGGAGATTCCTTGACATTCATCCGATATTATCAGCGCGTATTCTTCGCCAAAGTCATCAAGGTTATTTAATACGCTCATAGGCGTAGCAAATACAGCATGATTTTCTACGCATTTATGCCCCAATGACGCGCTGTAAATAGATGGCTTCTCTCCAATTTCACGAAACTTGTCTGCATTCTGAGCTGCAAGATCGCCATTTGGCACAAGAATAAGCGTGCGCTTGTTGGCCTGCTTAACAGTTTGCGCAAGCATAGCAACGATGATGCTTTTACCGGCTGCGGTGCTCGCGTGAACAATCGACGGATCTTTAGAGGTGCGTATATGTTTTAGTGCTGCATCGTATGCGTCTTGTTGATAAGGGCGAGGAATTAACATTTAGTCACTCGAATAGGTTTACGCTGGCCGTTCCGCCTTTGCCGTTTCTGATGGTTGATCCGTCTAGCTTGGTATATGAAACAGCCCTATCAGCCATGTGCATTTCTTCTACTTCCCACATAAAGACCGAGGTAATAACTTCGGGGTAAAAACTATGCGATTGGCAAACTGCTTGTCCCGATCCAATATCACAACCGTTATTATACGACGTGCAATTGTGGCAATGTGGCTTGATTGACGTAGGACTAGGGCAGCAATCACAACTAGGAATTGTTTCCGATTCAATAATAGATCGTTTAGCATTGAATTCACGCTCATTAAATTCAATGGTGACAATCTTTACTTCTTCGGTAACTGCATTGCATCCATAATAAAGCCCATTATTAACGCCAGATATGCCGCACATGTAATTTAATAGCTTACTTTGGTTTGGTTCTGGCTTATTAAAGTACAAATCAAACAAGCATACGTATTCAATGCCATCTTTTGATTGATTTCCATTTGGTAGTTTATCAAAACCAATCATACGTAAATTGTTTTCAAAGTGCTGTATTTCACGCTTTTTACGAAAATTAGCACGGATTTCTTGTGCGGTGCAGCGATTAACTGGGGATTTATATTTGTTAGCACGTAGCCATAACTCACGATCACACACATTTAAATTTAATTCATATTCTGGGTCGTCTTGCATTTCTACCCAAATGCTATCTAGTTTGTTTTTCATGTGACGCCAAATGAGATAGGCGGCGATAGTTTGCCGCCTTGGTTAGGCTAGAAGATTAGAACGGGATATCCACATCCATATCATCTTCTAATAAATTTGGCTCAGTCGATGCTGGTTCTTTCTGCTCTCCATCATCTTTCGGCGTTTCTTCTTTCTTCGGTGCTGCACCTGCTGGAGTTGCCTTCTTAAAGTTATTAGCCAAGTAGAACGGGCCTTTCTGCTCGCCACCTGCTTCTGGTTTTGGCATGAATGGGTACATATCAATAATTACTGGCTTATTGCATAAACGAGCCAAATCAATAGCCTTAATATCTTCTGGATTACATTGCGGCAATGCAACACCTACCGAATTAAACAATCCAACCATTAAATTAATCGCCTTATCTTGCTTGGCAATCTCTTTTTGTTTGTCATCTTCTTTTAACGTTGCGTAGTTGGCTGGCAAATAAAGGTTGATATTGGTAAAGAATGTACGTTTCTTGAATTCACCTTCTGTAATAGTGAATTGCAGACTGATCTTTTTACCATAATCGCCGTCTTTAATTTCTGTTTTGCTAATCAATCCTTTACGATCACCCTTTGGAATTGTGGCGAATTCGGTTGTTTCATTTACGCCAGTTGCAGCTTGGCCGTTTGATGTTTTCCAGAAATTTGACATTATTTATTACCTTTTGAAAAGAATTTAATTGAGTTTAAAAGTGGGTTTGTGCCGTGTGGTACTAAGATACGGCTATCTAATTCATAACGATTTTTAGCGGTTGCATAGCCTACGTTACCGGCGTTTTCTGTTACTAGATAACGGTCGCCAGTTTGGATAAGCTTGCCGTACTTGGTTATTACGCCTTTCTTGTCTGTCGTGTTTCCGCTTACGAATTCCTCCTGAGTCAGGAATAAAACAGCGTCTACGAGGTTTACGTACACCGGCAGGCATACTGGCGGTAAATCCAAGTTATAAATGCAGTATTCATCAGAGGATGGGCCTTGTTTAAACTTCTGTATGCCAATGTGGGATAAGAAAATAACAGCAATGCCGCATTTCTTTGCCAGATACTCGCAGGCATTACGCACATCATTATGCCAATCACGCAAAGCTAACAATCCCTTACCATATTTGCCGTGTGCTTCAATGATGTTTGTCGCGCCTTCTGAGTCGCACAATTCGCGCTCAAAAAGAATGTGAAGCGCTGACACGGTATCGATTACAAGCGTCTTAAAGCCGTGATTCTTATCGGTTGCCAGCCATCGCAGCTGGGCCATGATTTCATTCTTTGTGCTTACTGGTGCGTCTGGCTTAGATTTTGGCAACTCAGGTAAAAGCATAGGCTTGTCTGCATCTTCCCATGAATCAAAAACAGATTCACCACTTTCAGCTTGAATAAACACGGCATTAGGAAACATTGCCGCTAATGATGACTTACCCACACCCGCAGCACCTACAAGTGTGATCATCGGTGCGCGGGGTACTGGTTTACTTGGCGCATAGCTCATTTTCTGGCTCCACAACTTTTAGGTAAGGATTGAGTGCTTTAATCCTCACGATTGATGAAAACATTGATTTTTGTTCTAGCGTTCCCGTGTTCATCAGTTCGGCCAGCTCATAATCACTTACTTCGTGCACTTCTTGCAGATGAATCGGAAGGTATTTGTGCTCTTCTCGCACCTTCTTAAATTTTGGAACGTCGATTGTATACTCATTTCTAGTGTGGATGAATAGTTTTGTACCATCCTCTAGCGTATACCACTTTTGTCCGATGTAATCATGCCCCATGCGTCTGATTAACTGATCAACTAAATCGCGTTCCTTTGCTCTTAGTGCGGTTAGTTCAGTACGTAGGTCGGTGAGTTGTTTGACTGTCTCCTCTATCAAGGCAACACCTCGCACTCTGTGTCAAGAAAAAATATTACAGTGATATTGTCATCCATTGCTTCCATATTTTCCCAGTGAAGTACATCCTTCAACTGATGCAATTTAACAACTGCATATCCATTCAATAAATCAATCTCTGCGTCTACTTCAATCGGAAATTTTACATCCTTTAAAACTTCAAACCTTCCATCGTTTAGCAATCTTACTTTCATCTCGTCCTCCGTTCCGTTGTGTGTTTCGATGACTGAATATTAAACTACTAAAAATTTATTTGCAACATTTATTTGCAAGTATTTTAAGATTCGAGACGAATAATCTCTGCAAGCATCGCATCATAAGCGCGGATAACATGGATAAGAAAGTCAGCACTTACCCACATAGCGTAGGCGTAAACCAGCTCTTTACATGCAAATGTTCCGCCATACCTTCCTGCCTTCGTCTCGATAATTTTAATTGCGGGATTTTCATGAATTAAAATATCTATCGCTTCTTGGGTGACTTGGAGTTTCATCCACTCAGAAGGACTGATATTTTTTGTTACCCCGTTAGATATCGCTACCTTCTCAAGGTCATTCAGAGAATACATTGCGTCTTTCTGAGTTACGTTTACGTTGCATACTTGCATGGTTTTTTCCTTTTTAAGATTCAATAATCTTACTACACAAATATAACTGTTGCAACAACACGTTTTATAAAGTATATTTGCAAAATAAATTTTAACCACAGGGATTGCAACATGTTTCAAGAGCTATTTGATTATTTCGGGTCTGCAAACCGCTTCGCCGGTGCTTTAGATGTAACCACACAGGCGGTCGTACATTGGCAGAAGCGCGGTATTCCCGCGCGTGTGGCCATTCAGATTGAACAGATTACTGGCGGGCGATTTAAGGCGGTGGATTTAACAGGTAAGCCAAAATGAACACTGAAATTGAACTAGACGACTTTCAGCAAATGGTTTTTGATCGTGTATTGGAGCTGGTGCACGCCGGTAAGCCTGCTAAATTGGCGCTGCGAGGCCAAGGAGGATGTGGGAAAACCCATGTTATAAAAAAAATATTAATCCATCTAGGAGATGCGGCCATTGCCGCTTGCCCTACAAATGACGCTAAGAACATCTTAATAGATGGCCTAGGCGATGATTGCCCTGCTATGGTGGTAACGTGCCATAAGCTACTAAACAAGCGAGCGCAAACGGTTAATGGGGTAGAACAAAGAGACTCAAGCGGTAATATCATTTTTTCTGAGTCAATACCCATCAAAGACAGCGTACAGTTAATTATCGTCGATGAAAGCTCAATGCTATCTGAGCAAATGGCGCTTGATTTGATTGATAAGGCAAAGCATTGCGTGTTGTTGTTTGCTGGCGATCATCATCAATTAAAGCCGGTCAATGCAGAGGCGTTCTTTCAGGAGCTAAACGCGGAAACATACACCCTCACTAAAAACTGGCGCGCACATACCGCACCAGATCTTATGTCTTTCCTAAGTCGTGTGCGCGGCATTCAAGAGGATGAAATTGTAGATTTTGAAGCCACAGAATCAACGGTCGATGCAATCTCTGATGCTGTGATTAAGTATGGATCAGAGATTATGGTGATGGCCCATACGCATCATATTTGTGGGCAGGTTAATGACGCGGTGCGGGCAAAGAAAGGATTTTCAGACCTGTTCTCGGCTGGTGACGAAATTATTATTGATTCGGCATTAAAAACGGTAGATGGTTTTTCTCTGGATGCGGGGAATAAGATCAAGATCAAATCGGCATCGAAAGAGCATGGTCGGATTAATGGCGTTAGTTTTGATGTATGGAACATAACGCCCGTCGCGGTGCCGAGCGGTGGTGATTTCATGATAATCGATCAGCGCGGGCTTGATGAAATGGAAATAAAATCAGTAGGTAACGCGATCAAACAGGCGCGTGATGCGTATTTTAAGGGTAATAAACGTTCACCTATCGCGCTTGAGTTCCCATCTATCGTTCCACCGAATGCAAACAGAATGCCAGTCGTTTACGCATATTGCCGAACAGTACACCGCGCTCAGGGTGCTGGTGCTAACATTGCGATGTTTGTATGTAATGAGGCCAGTTTCTATAAGCCAGACGATTACAATCTGTTTTACACAGCGATATCAAGGGCGCGGAAACGGGCTATTGTTGTGCAACTAGGTAAAAAACACGGCAAGAAAATAACAGGTCAATTATTGAAAGTATAAAAAATAAGCCCGTATCCGTTGTAGCGGTGCGGGCTTCTTGCTTAAGGTCTAGCATGAAATTCACAAAACTTACTTCACAGTCTCGCCTGTCTAAGAAATTCATTCTAGACGAAGACGGTAAATTGCTCAAACAGTCCGCGGCTGAGATGACGGATGGTTTCGCCGAGATAGTCGATATCCACTGGGAGACACTGGGCGATTACTTTGACAATCTAAGCTATAAAAATGCAGTGACTTTTGGCCTGCCTATCATATCCGACGGCGATGACTGGGCGCAGGTAGCGACGGCACGTGTGGCTAAAGATAATCCCGTTCTGATCGCGCGTACCCGTGAGCATTTCCAGTGGGGCGATCGTGACGGGATCATGGTTTTAGATATCGACTACATGCAAGGTTTTGATACGCCTGAATCATTACATGCGGTTTTGTGTCAGTGCTACCCACCATTGAGGCGCGCTCCGATGCTGTGGAGGCCTTCGTCTTCTAGCGGCGTAATGGGCAAAGGGATCTCAGGGCAGCACTTTTTTGTCTGGCTGGATGATGCGCAGCAGATCGCTGAGTGTGGAAAGGCTTTAAATGCGGCTTTGTGGGCACATAAACACGGTGCCATTGCAATCAGCGAGTCTGGTTCCATGCTGGTAAGGTCGCTGGTAGATACAACCGTATGGCAGCCAGAGCGTCTTATGTTTGTTGCTCCTCCCTTGCTAGGCGATGGCGTAACCCGTACCAAATATGAGTTTAAATATTTCGGCCCGCTTGGCGAGGGTTTGAAACTATCCGCGATTGATTTATTTTTCGACGCGGATCTACTTAGAAGGCAGATTGATGCTGCCAAATCTCTGGCCAAACCAGATCAAGAAGTAGTCATCGAACGCAAGATAACTGCGCTTGTCAATGACGAAAAAATTACTTATGAATCAGCCAGTAATCACATCCGTAACCTTTTAGAAGGTGGATTATTACCGCCTGATTTATGGCTGTATCCTAAAGATAAGCCACGCATTAAGGCTGGCGATCTAGGCATGCAATGGATGGCGGGAGAGTTAAAAGGCCGTCATGAGTTCTGCGATCCATTTATGGAAGGTAAAGGTGATAAGCGGGTTGCGTTCCTGCTTATCAGGTCGGGAGAGATTTACACGCACTTTCGCGGTGGCGTTAAGTATAAGCTGCCTATTGGCGGAACTAGTGAAGATGAAAGGCTGCATGATGAATATGAGCCGGACTGGGGTGACTATGAAGCAGCAGAACTAACGCATCATGCAGCAGTATTACAGCAACACGAAGAAGAATGGCAGGAAGATCAGGACAGAATAGCGCATGAAAAACGGCTTGCTGCGAATGTGTTACGCCCGCTTAATGATGTTGGAGGGTGGGGTGCTGCTCCAGTGCGGTGTGATTTTCAATATTTAAGCGGCGAAACGATTAACGAGCTAGCAGTCAATGCGCTGTCTGTTTTCAAGAAGTATGAAGTAACCAAAGACGACAAGATGTTAGTGCGTGAGCTGTTAAACCTAACCGACCCTTATCTGTTTGATGTGGTATGCGATAGGAACGGCGAGCGGATAGAGAAGGAATTAAAAAGCGTACATGAGGCAGAAGTAAAAGAGCTGGTGAACACCTATGGCGAACTTCAAATCATGGCGATGGGTGCAAAACCAGTGAAGGCCGGTAAATATGTTCACTTCTTTATCGGCGCATTGCTTAATGGATGCGAGCAAATGGGTATTACGGCGCTTTCTGAGTATGTGATAAGCAAACATACCTATTTAGAAAAAGAATCGAATGGCGGTGGCTTTGCGTCGTTCCTAGATGCCAATGGCGGGCATATTGAGTTACCTTTTGGCGTTACACCTGCTGAATTCATTAAAAAGGCGAAAGATTCTGGTGTACCCTTCGAGAAATACTCAACTTATAGCGGGCCGGAGATTGAGCGTATCAAGAAAGAATATCAAGAATGCCGGTATCGTAAAGCTAGGCTGTCTGATGTGGTGACGGCGATTAGGTCGGATATGTTCGGCAAGGTAGCGCTAAAGAGATCGTCACGTAGTCCACTAGCGGGGATTGCTAACGTGGACTGGATCAGCAGCAACTCTGAGAAGCAGATGTTAAACAGCATAAGGGTGGCTAAGAGCAGGGGAAAAATTAAGGATGGCGATGATATTTTGAAGAAGGTCGTAGAACTTGGGTTTCTTACAGAAAGTGAAGATTCTAGCTACGGTAAATATGGGAGGTTTTTGTAGGGTTTATTTTTTGTAACGCTTAAGAACGGTAGTAAAGCTTTTATATCTACATCCTTAAGCATTACAAGCTCTTTTTTGACGACTTTTTCGTACAAGGATTTTTATGTTAATAAGCGAAGAAAGCTTACAAATATCATTCGTTTCATGGTGCAAGTATCAAGCAAAAATCAATCCTGATCGTGCATTGTTAGACTGGATCTATGCAGTACCAAATGGCGGCAAGCGATCAGTAGTAGAGGCAATGCGCTTAGTTCAAGGGGGAGTCAAGAGCGGCATACCAGACCTTCAACTAGACGTAGCAAGGAAAGGATACCACGGCCTGCGGTTAGAGTTAAAGAAGCCCAATGTACTAGCAAATGGGAAGCGAGGGAAGTGCAAAGCACCCGATGAAGATCAGATCAAGTACCATGAGTTCTTGAGAGAACAGGGTTTTTCGGTGCATGTATCTAACGATCTGGAAGATCTAAAACAAATTATTTTGGATTATTTGCTTTGAGTGCTTGCATGAATTTATACATAGGCATAAGATACCTACATCAGCAGCTAATAACCAAGTGGAGAAGGAAAAATGAAAGTAAATCCAAAAGCAAGGATAGAAATTATGCACAGCCCACGAGGACTTCAGACAATTCAAAAAAACATGGTCAGGAATTGGGTTTGATTGGCTAGGAGCAAACAATCCGCTACTACCTAAGATTTTAAAGGAATTGCATGAAACAGGCGTTTCTCATATAAAAGACGCAAGCGGGACAACATCACTAAGAGCGCTAGATAAGATGTATTTGCCATGAATAGAGTTGAAGATAAGAAATTATCAGAAACACTTGAGCGATGCGCCATCTCATATTACACGGATGGCCCTGTTTACTTGGTTTATCAAGGAGCCAAATATATGGCAAAAACAGGAAGTTTTGAGGGTAGGATTTATTTTGATATTTACTACTATAAGGAGCCAATTTTTTATGCTATTGATTAAAGATAAAGCCCGAAAACTAGGCTTAACAATCTTTCCCGTACAAGGTGGCTACAAGGTATCAAATCTGGATGGGGTGTTTAGTTTTGAACAATTGAAGGGGGTGTTTTGTGAGCAATAACCTATTCATGCAAAAACTAGCAGAGCTAGAAAATCAATATATCCTTGATAAACAGGCTTTGCGGGAGGCTAGGCTTGACATTCAAAAGGCTGAGGCGTTTGCAGCACAGCACAATGCTAGTGCTGTGGTGTGTATACACAACGGCACGGCAGAGGTTTGGGTTCAGGTTTGGCGTAAATTATTTGTAATGCTGGCGGTAGAAAAAGGCGTGTTGTCAGAAGATAGTATCGCTGGCAAGACTGTTTATATTGTTGATGGGGTAAAGGTTATTCTAAATGATTACTAAAAACTGGCAGTCCGTCCTGTGTGGCGCGGTGATTGGGGTTTGTTGGGTCTTGGAGATTTTAACTAGATGATACAACCATGCCCCATAACCCTAGCCATCCGTCAAAGCAAAGCATTCATGCGCGCAGTTGAGGAGATGGAAGCGCTTGATAAGCAAACCAAACGCCCATCCTTGGCTTGGGAGAAGATGATAGCGAAAGGTCGTGTACGGCGTTATGCAAGTGCTTTGATCAATCGTTTATCACTAGTTAGGAGTGATAATGGATAAGGCAACAGAGTTATTAAAACGCATTCAGCCATACCTCAACGACTGGGACTTCCCACTTGGTTTAACCGATGATGTCAATGCGTTTCTCTTGAGTGGTGATCACTCGATTCTTGTTGATTGGGAGGTTGACGCGGATAGTGTGAGTGCGTTGGATCTATATAGCCTTGGAGATAGCAATGAATAATGACTTGCATGAAGCATTCAATCATCTTGCTTACCTATGCATCGAAGGCAAGGTGATGAGTGATCAAAGCAATATTGGTGCTTGTTTTGTGGTAGATGCCACTAAT